CTATCAGCTAACTATTGGAGCCGTAAGGCTTGGGACTGCTAAAACATAATGCCTGAATACCGCACATACGGAGCAAAAGACGATAAGATCCTAGAGGACCTCGATATGGGGTACACTGGGTTTAATGACTACCTGCGCCCCGATCAATTGCAACGTGGTATATTAGCGACTAGTAACAATGGTAGGCTTGGGCGTAACGGTGAGTGGCAGGTTAGACCAGGGATTGATTTAGTTAAGGCTCCATTTGCTAGTGGTGACGAGGTCCTTAGACTTCCAACTACTTCCGAATTGGAAACAGTTCCTCCAGTTGTTGGCTTACTGCCAACTACAATTAGGTCCGCTTCTTTAACTAGTAATGTAGTTACTATTGTTATCGATGACCCAGCCGTTGAGCCAGGTCACGTGTTTATTACAGGGGACGAAATTACAGTCAGCGGTATTCCGTTTGGGGTAGATACAGATCCCAATGGGACTTTTGAACTTACTTCTGTAACAGATAACGGCAGCACAATATCTCTTACGTATGCTTTAGTCGGGGCAGATGCAACATATACTTTGCCAGTAGTCCTTCCACAGGTCTTGGACTTTACGTTAAATGATGTAGAGGGTTCATCAGTTATTGGTTACAATATGCTGCTGGATCAAGGTGGAATTTCACAGGTTTACGCTAGTACTTCCTATAGTAACCCAGGGGATTCGGCAAGTCAGTGGGTTATACTTGGCTCCAATGTAAGCGCACTGGCTATTAACCTAGCGGATCCTACCATTACGTACGACCTTCCATATCAGTCAGGAGAAACGGCTCCGCCGTTATCAGATATGATTCAAGCCTTTAACAAGGTGTTCCTATTCCGTGATGGTCAGACTGCTCTAGAATGGGACGGTAGCTTTGCTAATGTTGATTCAACAGAACTTCTAGTAGGTAAAACATATATCATTACTGCCCTTGGGGACACTGACTGGAATGACGTAGCTGGCACAACTGGAATTACATATGCAGTTGGTGATACAGTAGACGTAGAGGTTATTCCACTAACGGGTACAGGTACAGCTCGATCTGGGTTTTCACCTGTTGCTAGTGGAGCATACAGTCAACCTACTGAAATCGTCTGCGCTGCTGGTGACTTTGCTATCATTGAAAGCAGAGGTATTGTTCATCAGTCCGACGGTGTTTCTGTTGGGTCAGTTATTACCGTACTCGGTGCAGAAACAAATGAAGGCGATCAGACCTCTGGTTTACAGGTTGGATCCGAGTTTGTTGTAGCTAAAGTATTTAAGGGTGGACCAACAAGTAATATTGGTACTGATCCAGGAAATCCTCCAACTACTCCAGCGGATCAAACTATAACTGGCCCAATAGTAGGAGGGGACTACGACGGTCTTCACAAGGTAACTTTATTGCTTTCTGGTAATACCTTTGAGGTTGGAGATCCAATTGAGCTTGCTGGTTTTAGTACAAGTGCTGGGATCAACGGAGCAAGGTTTGTTGCTGAACGCACTTCTGGTTCATTCTCTTTTTATACAGCCGATTTTTCTAATAATAATACTCCATTAGCTGGAACAGTTAATTTAGCTCACGGATTTGAGTTCTGGGTACAGGCGGACTCAATTGATACACACATTACAGATGGGGCTAGTTTAACTGCTACTCCAGTATTTACACGGAAAGTATCAATCGGACTGGGCTTTACTCATATGCCAGCACCTCCCTATGCTACATATCACCAGCGTAGATTGGTTATGCCGTATCGCTATACGGTTAATAATGCAGAGGGAGATTATACAGCTCGTGATAACTTGGACGAAGTTATTATATCTGACATTTTGGACGCAGATACCTATGACCAGATCTATGGTCAGTACAGATTTAATGCTGGAACTGCGGACTTTAACGTTGGACTACTATCCTTTGCGGATGACAAGCTAGTAGTATTTAACCGTAACTCAATTCATTTAGTGCTAGGCAGCACCCCTGAGTCTGCTTCGGTTCAATTGATTACAAATGAAGTAGGTTGCTTGGCCCGTAAGACGATTGTTCAAATTGGTAACAACATAATGTTCCTTTCTGACAATGGTGTATACGGAGCAAACTTCCAGGATCTATACAACCTTCGTGGTAGCGAACTTCCACTAAGTAGTAGCATCCAGACTACCATTGATAAGATTAACCGTCAGTACTGGGATCAGTCCGTGGCTGTTTACTTTAACAATCGCTATTACATTGCTGTTCCGACTGGATCAAGCACCGTAAATAATACCATCCTTGTCTTTAACTTTATTAACAAGCAGTGGGAGTCCGTGGATAGCACCTCTGACGTGGACTGGGACATCGAGAACCTGATCGTAGCGGGCAAGAAAGGTGACCGTGCAGTATACGCAGTGAATGCCCTTGGAGGGCTTCACAGGGTTGATGCTAGACCCGATGGCGTTGATCGACTGGCTACTACTATTCCAGTCCAAGGAGCACAGGAGGGCGTTATTTACAGCATCCCCGCTGAAGTAACTACCCGTCAGTTTACTTTTAATGATTTCGGTCGTAAGCGTTGGAATGAATTTGAGATGCACGTGCAGTCCAGTAATTCAGAGCAGTCCGACTTTAATATTTCAGCCGAAGTAGAAAACATTGACGCAGAGGTAGATCTTAATACACTGAGTTCATACATTGACGGAAGCCTAGACATTGACGAGGATGTTTCTGTCCGTGGTAGAATAGGTAACCGCCGAGGATACGGCATTCAATTTACAATTAATAATACACAGGGTCGCCCAAGAGTCCGAGGAATAAAAGTCTCAGGAGCACCTGCATCAAGATCAACAACTAGCGTACAATAATTATGGCTACAATTACAATTACCCCTGGGAACTCATTTACCCCTACTGAAACGGTAACATCTACTAAGCTCAATGACCTTGGCTCGCCTACGGCGGCCTTGACTGCTGCCTCTATTGGCACTGCTGACATTGCTGATGATGCAGTTACTTCAGATTTGATTGCTGATGATGCTGTTACTCCAGCTTTGATTGCTGATAATGCAGTTACTACACCTGCCATCCTAGATGCTAACGTAACCTTTGCCAAGCTGACAGATGTCATTGACGACGACACAATGGCTACCGCTACCGATACTACATTGGCTACTTCAGAAAGCATTAAGGCTTATGTAGATGCTCAAGTTGTTTTTTCTCAGAGCTTTGAAAGCCCAGAGGCAAACATTCCAAATGATACTAGTGGTATTACTTATTCTCACGGACTATCTAGCACTCCAAAAATAATTCAAGTGTTTCTTAGATGCAAAAATGCAGATAGCGGGTACTCAGTTGGTGACGAAGTTTTGCTTGGAGATTATGGTGATGGTGGACAAACTCAAAATTCTTGGGCTAGTTCAACAGAGGTTGGGTGGGGACATACGTACTCTGGAGCTACTGTCATAATTTCCGACAAAAACGCTAATGCTTTTTCTGTTGTTAGTTCGCCAAACTTTTTAGTGTTTATTAGAGCATACGCCTAATAAAATGAACCCCCCCCCTTCAATCAGCTTAACAATTTAAATTATGGCCATCATAAATAAAGGAACAGCTTTCTCCAACGGAGAGCAACTCTCAGCAAACAAGCTTAATTCTTTAGTAGACGGAGCTACCTTTGGTACTGACTCCGTTGATAACGCTAGTACAACCGTAAACGCTAACGGAGCTATTACGGTTCGTGACAGCGGTGTTACCGCTGCTAAACTAGCTACAGGTGCTGTTACTACAAATAAGATTCTGGACGCTAATGTTACTAAAGCTAAAATTGAAAACGTAGCTGACTACAAGGTTCTTGGTAACGTAAGCGGTGCTGCCGCTGCACCCCAAGAGGTAGCCATCTTAGACGAAGATGATATGGTATCTGACTCGGATACGGCACTTGCTACACAGCAAAGTATTAAGACGTATGTAGATGCTACCGCTGGAGGCTTTACACCAAGCACCTATACTGGAGAAGAAAGCGTAACGCTCCCTAATGGTTTGATTATGAAGTTTGGGCTAGCGACGGCAGCGGCAAATACTACCACTACTGTTACCTTTGATACCAATCTAGATGTTTTTTCTGGTACTGTAAATGCACAGCTTACCCCTAAACATCCAGGGACTAACGATTTATATTCAGTAAAAGTAGAGTCATTAAGTAATACTACTTTAGTGCTACGCAATACTCAAGGAACTGTTCCAGACGTATATTGGCAAGTAATCGGATACTAATGAACCCTCTCCTTCAATCAGTACAACTAGCGTTGCAAAACGCTACGCAAAAGGAAGCCCTTGTCTACATCGACAAGGTAGTGGACTTCTGTATTGAAAAGGAGAACGGCAAGGTACTGGACGGATGGCCTCGTGACTTGATACAACTTCTTGTGGCTTACCATATGGCCAAGGATACCTTTATTGCAGAGCAGGACGCAGAGGGTAATATCCTGGGGGTCTTTATGTGGTATAATTGCGACGAGGAGGACGACTGGTTCTTTGTTCAGAACTGGGAGTCGGACAAGGAGAACGGCAATGCAATCTTTATGGCCTTTTTATTTGCGGAGGACAATCAAACTTTTAAAAAACTTACACATAACTTCATCATCAAATGCCCTGAGGTTATGCAGAAGAAACTACTGGGCATACGATACAGACAAGGTGCTCCTACTAAAGTGGTATACAGCACTGCATTATTCAACAAAATCTTAGGAATATAATATTATGGGAGGCGGAAAAGGAGGATCAAAAGCACCACCACCAATTGACCCTGGAAAGTCAATGGGTGAATACTTATTTGGTAGGGGATTTAGTACTCAATACCAAGGCATCACGGACCCTCGATTGCAGGAGCGATTGATTAGTGCTGAACGGACGTACCGTCCGCAGTACACAGCCCTAGAGCTGGCTGACATTGGCGTAATGGCTCGTGGCATTGAGGCTGGTGCAGCTAACCCTGAGTACGCACGTCTAGAGGCAGAGCTTGCTGGCTTAAAAGCTGGTCAAGAAGTCCAAGGGTCACGTACACAGGCAGACATTCAAGCTCAAGCAGCTAAACTTTACCCTAATGCTAAACGTGGCAGCTACGGTCGAATGCGTGGTTCTGGCAGCAAACGTGCACGATACAATAAAGAACAAGCAGGAAAGCGGAACGCCTTCATAAAGGCCATAGGAGATCCAGGGCAGGATCGTGCAGCACGTATTGCACAGCTTGAGACACAACTTGAAGGTATGTCTCCGACCCTTGAGGGTACTCCTGGCTTGTTTGACCTCCTTGACGAGCAATCAACCCGTGCAGGTGCATTACAGCGTGAGCAACTAGGCTTACAGCGTGAATCAGATGTAGCTGCACTAGAGGAGTTCGCCCCTCAAGTAGTAGAAGCCTACCGTGAAGCTGATCCTTATAGCACGGGACTCGCTGAGTCTCAGACTGCTATGGCGCAGGATCTGTACCAGCGTTCACAGGGCTTAAACCCAGAGCAACAGCGTCTAGCAGATCAGCAGGCATTACAGATGTCCCAGCGTATGGGTCGTGTAGGAGATGAAAGCTCGGTAGCTGGACAGATCCTTGGACGTGAGCAGTACTTGTCAGGGCTTCGTGGTCAGGCAGCAGGTATGGGGCAACAAGCTTTTGGGATGAACCGTCAGCTTGCGGGTGACGTAGGTATGACTATCTTAGGTCGTCCTTCTCAATCTATTGGTCTAGGTAGTCAAGTACTAGGACAGGCACAGCAAGGTGCAGCAGGCCCTATGGGTCCTCAGTTGTTCGACCCTAATGTAGGTATCAATATGGCATTGCAACAGCGAGGACAGGACGTTACGTTCCAAGGAATGCAGGCTCAGGCTAAGGCAGCAGGGCAGGCTGGAATGTTGGGTGCAGCGGGCAGTATTGCTGGCGGAATGATAGCCGCCTGCTGGGTAGCCCGTGAGGTCTACGGAATTGAAAGCGGCAAGTGGTTGCAGTTCCGTGAGTGGATGCTTGACGATTCACCAAGCTGGTTCCGTAAGCTGTACTTAAATTACGGTGAACGCTTCGCTAAGTTCATCTCCAACAAGCCTCGTATCAAATCAATCATCCGCAATTGGATGAATACAAAGATTAAATAATTATGGGATTTCAAACAGGATCACAAATTCGCCCAGAGTTGGGCAACGCTGACTACAGCGGCTTTGCAAACGCCGCTAGCATACGAGCGAACGCAATGGAAAAACTGGGCCAGAAGATTGGCTCAGTCATTGAGGACTACGCAGAGCGAAGAGAAGAGAAGATTGAAAAGGATAACTTTGAAGCTGCATTATTGCCGTTTGCTACAAAGATGGCTGGTGGAGATGCTGCAGAGGCGAAGAAACTTATCAAAGTTTTTTCTGGTAATCCTAAAAACAGGGATACAGTACTGGGTCTTATGCAGCTTGAGCAAGAGCAAGAGAAAGCTAATATGACCCAAGAGGTTCTTAATGCTGTAGGTTCAGGAACTTTATCGGCGAAAGAAGCAATCGCAATGGGAGTTTCCCCTGAAGCAATTAAAGATTACACAGGTGCAACTGAAGGACAGACTGCCAAGCAGTTTACTGAGTCAGTAACCCTAGCCGCAGAGGCAGTTGGTGGCACTTATGATCCAGCGCAACAAGGCATTGTAGTAGATGACAGACCGTACTTCTTTGGTGGCAAAAGACTTATTCCACTGTCAGACCCTATGTTTGAGCCTTACTTTGCAACAGCTAAAGGTCAGACCATGACTGGCCGTGGATTTGATGTACTAGGAACAACTAATTCTGATCAAGGAAATCAAGGGCAGGGTGCACCAAATACACCAGTGAGTGCATCCGAGTCAGGTAGTTCACCTAACTTCATGTCAGGTATAGGAGATGCTATTTCAAGCATTGCACAAACTCCAGGAAATTTAAATCCAACAAACCCTACAATAAGTACAGGCGTACCTATAGAGTATACTGAACCTCGACTTGATATTTCAGAGGTTGCTGGCGGAGCAGTATCAAGAATTTCAGACTTTTTCCAACGTAAGTTAAAAGAAAACGAAGCAGTGCGGCGCTCAACATACGGTCAATAAACCTAAGTTATAAATAAATTATATGGCAGTAAGTATAGTCCGAAGTCCTGATGGTCGTCAGCACAAAGTGCAGCATCCTGAGGGGATTGCATCTTCTCAAATTGTAAAGTATGCCCAACGGCAAATAGCTTCTGCCGCTAATGCAGAGGATGGGTTTATTGTAGATGTAGGTAAGGGACTATTTACTGGTGGTTCTCAGGCGGCTGTTAATTCAGCCGCTGGTGTTACCCAGTGGGTAGGTCAAGCATATGGCAGTGAAAGTTTATTGCAGGCCGCCGAGGATATGCGTCAGTTCGGTCAAGGCGTTGGCGATGATATTGGACTAGACGAAGACTTTCGTCAGTCATTCTTTGGGCAGGTAGTACAGGGCCTAGGTCAAGTTCCCGTAACTATTGGTGCAGGTGTAGCGGGTTTTGCTGCTGCTGGTCCCGTTGGTGCATTTGGTGCAGCGGCTATTACTACAGGTGGTCAAATGTCATCTGAGTTTCTTGGCGATATGGAGCAGACTCTTGGTAAGGGTTACACTGACTTCAATTCAAATGAAAAGGCAAATGCCTTAACTGGTATGCTTGCGCAGACTGCGCTTGGTACTACTCTTGAGATGGCTGCACTTGGCAAAGCCTTGCGTCCATTAATCAAAAAGATGGGAACTACTGGTGTATCTGCTAAGGTATTAAAAAAGGCCATTGGAAAGGATCAGGGGGCACTGCGTGAATTAGTAGAGGCCGCAGGTGCAGAGGGTCTTACCGAAGCAGCACAGGGGCAGTCGCTCGATACTCTTGCTTCCTTGCTATACGATGAAGACCGTGAGCTAATTACATTTGATACATTGAAACGCCGTACTATGGAGTTCGGTGTAGGTGCAGTAGTAGGCGGTACAGTTAGCGGAGGGGCACAACTTATTGGAGGTGCACCAAGTGCACCATCAGGCGGAACAAAGGCAGACCTAAAGAAACCAGTTCAAGAAAGATCAGAGCTTACTATCCCCGATGCGGTTACAGTAACCTACAAGCCAATTGATGGTCCCGTAAAGACGGTATCATTGGCTATTGATCCTGGCCAAGATCCAAGGGCTGCAGTCGAAGAAGAACTAGCTGGTCGGTACGATCGAACGTACCCGATAAAAATTGATACGGTCAGTGCACCTGTGCCCGTTGGCCCTGAGCAAGAGCTAGACCTACCTGATCAAGCACCCGACCCTACGCAGGAGGAAGTACCCGTGCAGCCAGAGGCTGCTGTACCTACCCAAGAGCAAGCACCCGTAGAGCAAGTCCTTCCTGAAGTTGTACCGCAGGTTGTACCTGCTACAGAGCAGGCACCAGAGGCACGAAGCTTTAGTCTTCCCCAGAATTTAAGTAGTACAGCTCAACCTAAGTATAAACAGTCTGGAGAGATAAAATTTGCTTCTGACTTGGAGCGTGCAGCTTACAGTGCTACTACTTCAACCAGTAGCGATCCAGCCAAGCGCAAGCGTACCAAGTATCGTAAGCTGTTGCAGGATGCTGGTTACTCTAGTGCAGAGATTAACGCAATGGGTCGTGAAGTTCGGTCTCAGATGCGTGACCAATATGACGGTGCAGGCTCTGAGTTGTCTGTTGATCTAAATAAGGATAAATTACTTCCGTCTGATTTTGAGAGCGACATTACGGCTAATGCCGCAAATGAATTAGGAGTGCAACCTCAGGTTCAATTTGATGACAACGAAGCATTAAACGCTTTGCCCAAAAAAGAAAAAGCTAAATTTAACAGGCACAAAGATGAGCCTATTGAGCGAGGTGCCGTTCGTTTAAACCTTGGCTCTGCTTTTAGTAAGGAGGGTGTTCCTGGTAGGTTGTTTGTGCAGACGTTGCACCCCATAAAGCGAACAGGTGCTCCAGACTATGGCAAGGCCCATAGTTATGGTCGTGCGTTTACACTTAGGAATGCAACTTTTTCGGTAAATCCTTTTGCTAAAACAATTATTCGATCAAAGGCGGACAACAAGTATCCGATGGCCAGCGTCGATGGAGACGTTGTAGCGGATGCAGAACCTAACCTAGAGGGCGAAGTGCTATCTTTCAATCCATTTGCAAATGACTCATTTGTAGATAGCCAGGGTCGGGTAGTGACAGGAGCCGATGAAGTTACCGTGTATGGAACTAAAGCTTATGCTAGGGGCAACATACAATATGCAGAAGGATCTCCAGAAGTTGTTACTGCATCTGAGATTCTAAGCCTTGCCAAGCAAGGCAAGAAGTATGTGCATCCAAAGTTCCATCCTAAGGGAGTCAGCTTAAATAGCCTAAGTGAATTACAGATTGAAAAGCTTGAAGCATTAGCTGCTGAAGAAAGTCCAGACGTAGTGGCCGAGGCGGCACCATTAAAAGCTAAAGCAAAGAAAGCAAAGAAAGTAACACGAGACTACGATCTACTAAGTTCTCCTTTTATAAGCAATTACAGTGGCCCTGGCCCAACTGATACTTCCGTTCCAGACTATGGTTCTTTTCATTATGTTGTGTCAAATCCACAACAGCAGGAATTAAATGCAGCGATTGCATCTGGGGCCGTAGATAATCTAGCCGACCAAGTAGCAAATGAAGCTGCTGCTATGATGAATGACCCAGCCATTGCTGCTGGAATTGGTTGGTATGGTAGAATGCGTCAACGCCTCAGTCAGATATTTGGCAATGACTTATCAATTTTTACTCAGTTATTGGGAACTACTTCTGCTCAAACACCAGTTGAAACTAACTTTCGTTTTAGCGTAGATCTATATAATAGATTTAAAGCGGGAGAGTTTGATGCAAATATTAAAGAGTACTTAAAGTTGTATGGCCAAATGAAGGCTGGTACACTTGGGGATTTACTACTTAAAGATAAGGTAAAGAACAGTAAGGGTGTGCTATACACACCTGAGATGATTAAGAAGTCTGAGCCGAGTGCTTTACTAAGCTCGGCTGCTGAGCATTATAACTTGGAGCCAACGCAAACTAGCGGCAAAAAATACGGAACAAACTCTTACCCTGCATTAAAGGCATTGGCCCAAGTCTGGTTTAATGAAAGACTAAGCAAGGACAAGATGACCCCTAAGACACCTCAGTTCACGATGAACTTGAATGGTGAATCCCTGGAGGCAACAATTGATGTATGGGCTGCTCGTCTATTGCGCAGGGTTATCTACGCTGGGCAGGCGGATTCTAGGATTCTTCCATCTCAAGAAACAGCAGTAAACAATCCTGACTTTGCATTAGGGCAGTTAGTTTTTCGTAGGGCAGCACAAAAGCTGAACATGAACCCAGACGATTTGCAGGCTTTAGTATGGTTTGGAGAAAAACAAATATGGGATCGCAACGGGTGGACTGGTGCAGCGGGTGCACTTAAGTCTTCCTTTGATGAGCCAGCCGATGTTTTCTATCCTGTCGATGGATCGACAAGGAGTGAAGCAGATGCTAACTTAATACTTGATTTCTTAGCTAAAGAACGTTTAGTTAAACGTGACATTGAGTTCCCTGATGCCGTAGCAAAAACAAGACAAAATGAAAACAGAAAAGAATATGACAAATTCCTTAGACAACGTGTTATCTCTGATTACCTCAAATCCAGAGGAAGCGGAGCGGTATATGAAAGCAGCTCAGTTGAATCAAACAGAAAACGACAAGTTACAAGATCAATTAACAGGCTCTCAAGCTACACAGGTAAGGTCAGTTATAAGAAGGGGACTGGCAAAGAACCAAAAGGAAGCCTTAAAGTTGTTAAGCGAGGCCCCGTTCTAGGCGAGAATAGATTCGCAAGAATTGCGAAAGCTAATAAAGACGGGAATAAATTTGGATCATCCGTTGATGTATTCAAAGCTTCTGATTATAAAGGTTATGATCTAATTATTACCTCTAGCGAGCGTGGCGAAAGTGTTACGATTGCAATCTCCCCAGATGGAGAACTATCCAGTGTAACTAAATCTTCTAATGCTACAGCTCAAGATGTAGATGCAGCTTTTGATATGGCCATCTCTACTGGCAAGGTTAAGTTCCTTAATGGATTCGAGACCATCCTCCCAGATAAGTATGCTAGTTACGGTTTTACCCCAGTTGCTCGATTAAAGTTTGATCCTGAGTTTCAACCCGATGGTTGGTCTACTCAAACTTATAGAAACTTTAATGGAGGTCAGCCAGACGTAGTGTTTATGCGCTTCGATGGAACAGTCGGAAGTGAATACGATAGAACTGGATTTCCAGAAGTAGATACATACGAAGAGGGAGTAAGACTAGCCAATCAAGAAGACGTAACAGCTCAGGCGGCACAGCCCGAGGTAGAGGACCGTGGTCCCAGAGATACCTACGACAACGGCGGCCAAGTACAGGATGCCATCGAGAAGGAGTTCGATCCTATTGGAAAGAAGATCAATACTCCTATCGTTATGCGAATGGGTAAGACCGACTATGTAGCACGTTACAATGCTACTAGGGGAATCATCGAGTACAACCCTATGCTGCTGCTTAAACGCAGTATTGCTGGCATACGTGCAGCAATGCGTGAAGAAATAATTCACGCTGCTATGCACCAAGTCCTAATGATTGCGGCCAGAAAGAAATTCTCTATGGCCGAGGGAGGCAAGGTATGGAAAGACTTCTTCGATGCATTTGGAAAAACCCTTACCGCTGAAGAGCGTTCGGGTATTATGAATATGTACACGGGCCTTGAGGCTGACAATTATATTGGACAAGGGTCAGAGTACAGCCGTGCAGTTATACAGAAATTATTGTATGGTGAGTTTTCGGAGCAATACGTAGCAGTAAAGGAGGGCGGTGCAGCTTGGAATGCTATTGTGCAAATGATGCGCTCGGTACAGGCTTACATGGCCAAGGTACTGGGGCCAATGATCAAGACTAACCCTGAGGCTGCACAGGTCATTGTTGATACTGTGGAGCTACTGAAGGCAGCAGACCCTTCGATCCGACCTAAGAGTCAGGACGTGGTAGCACAGGCTTACGATGCAACAGACAAGAACACTGCCAAGGAGAACACCGAAGCTGGTGAAAGGGTAGGTCAGGATGCATCCGAGCGCATCCGTGAAGAGCGCAAGTGGCTCGACGGTGCCTTCCGTAAAACTGCATCCAAGTACTTGACTCCAGTCATTACACGACTGAACCGTATCAATCCGATGTTCGGTCGTATACTTCAGAACTTAGACTCTGCTATTCGTATGCGTTCTATGGGGTACAGAAAGCAGACAGAGATGTTCTTCAATAAGTTGAATGCTGTTAAGGGAGCAGAGTTCCAAGAACTTAAACAGCTTATGTTCTTTAGCCCTACTCCAGAGGAGGCAAACCTTCCGTCCAACAAAGCTAAGATGCAGCGCAGGGATGCGCTACTGCACAAGCACGGGTTACTTAATATGTACCGCTTGGACGTACAGCCTATCTTGGAGGAGATATATACTGAGTACAATGAACTCGGTATGCCTAAGATTGGTTACCTTGAGGACTACTTCCCTCGTGTGATCAAGGATCTTGAGGGCCTAATTAAATCCTACGGGCACAAGACTAAGCGTACCTTTGAGGTGCTGGTCCGAGAAGAGAACATTCGTCGTAGCGAACTAAAGGATGCAGATGGTAATCCTGCACCGCTTCCTGAAATGCAAGAGACAGAGCGTGCACGTTTCTTTCAGGACTTCCTGCAAGGTAAGTTCCGTTTGGATCTTAACGGTGTTAAACTTCCAGGCAATGTTAAGGCACGTGAGATTAATTTTATCGACGCTGACAAGCTAAAGTTCTACGACAATCCAGGCATTGCCTTTGGCAAGTACACTACGAACATGAGCCGAGCTATTGAAAGCTTCAAGGTTGTGGGTGATACTAAGAAGGGCGAGGGTCGCTTACTGGGTGAGCTTGGTAAACTTACTGATCAACTATTTACCGCAGGTCAAATTGATGAAGCAGATGCAAATGAACTCAAGACCTTAACCGAGTTGATCACGTCTCAGTTCCAAGCAGAGAATGAAATTTTAAAGAGCCTCGGTACGCTTACGTACATGGCTACACTTATCAACCCTGGCCCTGTGCTCGTGCAGATTATGGATTTGTACAAGGTGGCACTGTACCGTGGACTTGGTGGAGTAGTCTCTGGCACCTACCGTACCGTTACAGGTAACCGTAGGTTCGACATCGAGAGGGACTTCGGTATTGCTAAGACTCAGCTGTCGGCTGAGTTTGAGGATCCTAGTTTTCTAACCAAGGCACTGGACTTTGGCCTTAGCCGTCTGGTCCCGTTCCGTCAGATGGATACAGCTATGAAGCACGCTAGTATCGAGGCTGCCTACGATGACTTCGTTAAGAAGGCCAATGCACCAGTAGGATCTAAGAAGCATCAGCAACTGATTGACTACCTTACTATTAAAATGGGTCCAGAGGGTGCACGAAAGGCCATCAACGATCTAAAGCTAGATAGGGCGGCAGAAAGCAAAGAGATTAAGGAGGCACTACTATCCGAACTACTTGAGCGTCAGCCAATGACTTACTTGCAGGTCCCAGAGGGATACCAGACTGATCCAAGCAAGCGTCTGTTCTACAAGCTTAGTACCTTTATGCTACTGGACTTGAACTACAACAGGCAGGAGTTTATGAATGACCTTGGTGGCCCAGGAAAAACATTGCAGCAACGTACCGTTGCGCTACGTAGGCTCGCATATATGGCTACCTTGTTGACTATGTTCGGCCTACCATCGGACTTACTTGATGACTGGATTGCAGGCAAGGATACCTATATCCCTGAGCACGTAATGAATAATATGCTGGGTATGTTTGGACTGTCTAGGTACACCACTTCACGTGCACTGAATAAGGGTGCAGTAGAAAGTGTAATCCAACGCTTCACTCCTCCTGCGATTAACATTATGATCGACGGTGAACAATCACTGAGATCGTGGGTCAAGGGCGACAAGGAACTGTTTGAGATTAAATCTTGGCGTAACTCTCCTCTGTCTGACGTATGGTACTACCGTACTGGAGGTGGCGTAGAGTCCCAGAGGAAGTATCAAGAGAAGCAAAGGAAAGAGGGAATAACTCCTACCTTTGATCGCTAGATCCTAAAACAAGTTTGGCCTACCTTAATTAAAAGGTAGGCCAAGTTTTTGGGGAACTTAAACTATGAAAAAAAGTTCCCCGTTCAACGCTCTCCCACATGAGAGCTGCACGCCATATAACACAAACCTTAGAATGACTAACTAAGGTAACTTTACTATGTGCTTGCCGAAGGATAGTGCAAGTAATATTAGCATTTGCTCACGATATGAATGCAATTCATAGGGATATCATAGAAGTATTCACCATTTGATATCATCCTGTTAGGAACTTCGACTAGCCTATCGTCGGTCAGTAGCTCCCCAGCTATACGCAGGGCGTGACTGTACTCTGCGTTCCAGATGTAGAACAGCACGGGCATCTCCAGCTTGGCAAACTTCTGCTTGCGCTGCGGGATGTGCACTGTAGGCCAAGGGAAGACTGCCCCCCTCCACACAAGCTTGCACTCGCACTCGATGTAGCACAGGTCCTCAATGATAAGGTCAGCGCAGTACTTGTCGGGGTTGTCTATGGCAGTGTATCCCATTCGGGATAGGTACTGCTTGGTTGCTTCTCTGGCGGGGCTGTCCGTCAAGTCGAACATCTCTATGTCGAATCTTTTATGCTTCATAATTACTTTGGGTTATGCATACGGAATTAAAGATCCGAATATACGTTGTTCACTCTATATCATTTTAAGCCTGTAAGGCTTAATATAGGTGGATGAAACTACTACTTCTCCTTTCGATTATCTTATCCCCTTTAACTTCACTAGCTGATCCAGCCATAAAGATTCTGTGCGACAGCGGATTAACGCATTCAATTGCACAGGCTAAAACTATATATGCTGACAGCGGTGACCACGTCTTCTATAAGGAGGCGCAAGCAACCGATGGTATGCTTTTACTTACAGAAGATGGAGTCGTGAAGTTCAGGTCAGGGAATGGTAACCGAGTTGTGGTTGCTATTGTGAAGAATTACTCTTAGGAGCTTTGTGCTCCTTTAGTTCTTCCTCCATCTTGTCGAGGGCCTCGGTTAGCATTTCTTCCAAGTTCCCGTGCGGCATACCAGTTGTCACGGCCTGCCAGTACTCTAGTTTAATCCTCTTCGATAGTTTCATTAGTTTTGTATTTGATTGATACGTCTGCTAGAAAGCAGACCTTCTGTAGTGCAAGGCAGTATATCACGCAGTCCTGTGCTTCAGAGGACAGGCGTGCCCGCACCCTGTCTAGCCCGTGCGTTACACTGGTGCGGTGCCTGTTGACTAAGCGTGAGATCTCTTCGTGCGTGCAGTTGTGCAAATGCATTACATATGAAAGTGCATCTCTGGCATACGATGCCCGTCTAGTACGTGACTTGCCACGAATGATATTAGGTGTAGTGCCGAACTCTTCGGCTACGATTTCGGTTAGTTTAATTTTGTTTAACATTATTTTATGATTCCTACGCAGTGATATAGTTTGAAGATTCCACGAACGTCACGTTCGCCTTCTCGATTCTTTGCAACTGAGTATTGCAACTCAGTGTAAGGTCCCTCGGAGTCAAACTTCTTAGCTGACTCGATGTCCCCATTCTTAGGCCACATAAGGATGACTGCGTCTGCGTCATTCTCGATGTCACCAGAGTCCTTGAGGTCGTACAGTGACAGTCCGCTTTCACGCTTGGCACCTTCACGATTGACCTGTGCTAACAGCAGGATGCCGATCTCCAGCTCCACTGCTATCTGCTTTATCTTGTGAGATATAGATGAGATGCCCTCGGTCTTACCTACGTTCTTCCCGAATGGGATTAGTTGCAGGTAGTCAATGACAACTAGCTTAACCCCTTGAGTGCGGACCAGTAGTCTGATCTGACTCCTTAGGTCGTCGGCCCCCTTGACTGCGTGCACAGTAAAGATGGGCAGGCCAGACAGTAGTTCATTGGCAGCGTGCACTGACTTAACCTTGGCAGGTGTAGCTACGTTCTCTTCTATCTGGCGTAAGTTGACACCGCTGAGTGTCTGTATCATACGCCTAGCGATTTGCTTCTGTGGCATCTCAAAGGAGAAGATGGCCGAAGGTACGGACTCAATCTTACTT